AGGAAAGCTAAAACAGATAGGATTTATAGTGAGGTTTGATACTGAAAAGGGTGAATTGGTTTATTACACCACAAAGCATGGAGATGGCGAGCTCATTGGGCTCGCCACTCTTTGCTTACAAACCAATCGTAGGTTGGTATTGATAATTCCTACTACAAAGGAATATACACGAGAGATAAACGAATGTTTCAGGATATTAGGAGATGATTTACTTGTGTACGAGATTAGTATGGGAATGAGAGTTGTACTCGCAAGTAGAGCAAGAAAGTATGTGGAATATATAAAAAACGCAGAGTTACATGGGTGATATTAGATTCATTTCGATAGAAACAGATGTACGTACGCTTGAACGTAAATTATTAAAGAGTTGTGATGTACATGGTATTGATTTGGATGTAATAGGTAAAGGGGTTGAATGGGATGGTTTTATAACAAAGTTTAAGGTTCTGTCTGAACACCTTCCAAAAATATCTGAAAAGTTTGTGTGTTTGACAGATTCAAGGGATGTTCTGTATATGTCGGGTGGAGATGTTGTCTATGATACTTACATTAGAAATTTCAACACGGGGAGTATTGTATTTAATGGGGAGACCAACTGCTTTCCTGAACCCGAACTCGCAGGTGAACATCCTAACCAAAATAAGAAATACAAATATCTAAATAGTGGTTGTGTTATTGGCAACCGAGATACTTTAATCCGAGTCGTGGAGAACGCATTAGCGTTATACGATGAGACAGGATATAATGATGACCAATATCTTCTCCAACGGTTATTTTTGGAGGGTAATGGTGAAATAACTCTTGATTATGATTGCAAGATATTTCAATGTGTGTGGGATGAGGAATGGGGACGAAGTAACAATTTCGACTTGATATATACAAAGGATAGAATTTACAATAGACTAACAGATACGTATCCATCCATATTTCACTTCCCCGGCCCCACAACAACAGACTCACAGGTGTGGAAGATACTGAATAACAAGTATGGTTACATAGAAAATCGGTTTTTTTAATGAGAGTATTAGTAATACCTAACTATACAAACTTCGGACGAGTCAAAGACATAAATCGTGACTCATTTTTACTTGTTTTCAAGTCATTTCTTGACAACACCGACATCGGTAAGGAATGGGAATGGATTCTTCCGTATCCTGACGTGAGTAATCGGCCGGGTATCATAAATCGGTTTGAATATCCGAATGTTGAGATGAGAAAAATGGAAGGACTTGAGTGTTTCCCTCCCAAAATGCGGGTAGATTACCCTTTCAAGTTTTTTGACAAACTGATTCAAAAGGAGGAGAGTAGATTCAACCTAATATGGAGTCATCTTCCCGAATGGACTAACGAATACAAGATTACCCGTATATACAACAAGACCCAACCGATTATTGGATACTCACATTGGTGGGAGGTTCGTGATAACGGCGCGAGAGATGATAATTCCTTCTGGCGGAATGTCAAGGGTATGTTGCAGATGGAAGTGTGTGGAGTGAATTCGCAATGGGTGAAGGATTTGATATTACAACGCGCTTCTGAAGATTTTCAACCACATATCATAGAAAAGTTAGACCGAATAATCCAACCGTGGTATTTGGGATGTGATTCGGTACAGAAATCCGATGGATATGATGAAAAGACCATCGTATTCAATCACAGGGAGGGTGTATACACGGGTTCTAAGTGGTTTTTTGATATGATGGATTCATTATGGAAAACTCGACGGGATTTCAAAGTATATACTACTCTTAAAGATATGGGTAGACCATACACACACTACATCGGAAATGCAGACCGTTCGGTTTACCTAAATCAGTTATCAAAGGCACATTTCGGAGTAGGTACTTTTAAGGGATATTCCGCTTGGAGTATGAGTGTGACTGATGGATTGAGTGTAGGTGTACCCTATGTTCTCCCGAAAGGGTTCTGTTATCCCGAAATGGTGGGTCGTGATTATTCACTACTATACAATGATTCCGATGAATTCATGAGGTTGGTAAATGGTTTGCTGGATGGTGATATTGTCAGACCCGATGTACAAGATATTGCGGAGAAACTCCTCTGGAAGAATCAGTTAAAATCGTGGAATATACAGGAGAATTTTATCGACACTGCACGTAAAAGTTTCAATGATTAAAAGTATTTATTAACGTAAATTAAAAGGTTTTATATGATTAACAAACAGAGATTACTTGATTTTATAGACCGATACCACCTCGGCGGTATAATTGAGTCGGTGACTATCGCTATATACGATTCAGAGGCAAATGTGAAATTCGTGACCGACAGCAAGGATATGCTTGGTGATTTCACCCTCTCTAACTCGGGACTCCCCGATGGTAACCTACACATCTACATGACATCAAAAATCAAACAGTTGATGGGGGTTCTTGGGAATCAGATTGATGTTTCTCCATCTAATGCGGTTCTTAAATTGTCCGATGGTGACACAGACGTTGTGTATGTACTCGCAATTCCATCGACAATCCCATCAGTGCCGGAGTTGAAGCACATACCTAATTTCAGCGCATCTGTGGACTTGAATGGTGCATTTATTGATAAATTCAACAAGGCGACCTCCGCAATGTCCGATGCAGATACATTTACTCTGACGTGTGGGGGTGGTAAGGCTGAATTTACGTTGGGGTATTCATCAATTCAGTCGGATAGAATATCTATTTCGGTAAAATGTGATGTCGAATCCGAAATTGAACCCATGCAGTTTAACACGAAGCATTTCAAGTCGATACTTCTCGCCAACCGTGATGCCGCTAACGGAGATGCATCTGAATTGACTGTTAATGTATCATCTGAAGGTTTACTCCACATACACTCTAACCTTGGCGACTATGTAGGTAACTATTACCTTGTTCAAGCAAAATAAGTTATATGAATTTTTGGGATGCCGAACCAACAACACCTGAATTCGTATTTGAAGATGAGAAGCAAAAACTCATTGATAATATGAACTATCTGATGACGATGAGTGTGGAGGAACAGACGCTTTACAAGAAGTGGGTTGAACTCCAAGAAGACTCCATGCTCAGGGACAGGTCTCAGATTGCGTCGCTGTATGATACGCAGTGGAAGCCTACGGATATCAACAATAAAGAATTGACCGTACAGGAGATTCAGGAGTTAGAACCTTACGTTGAAATTGTTGAGGATTCTAACGACGCTACGAAATGGACATATCTACGAAAGATGATTCACACGATGAGCTGGACGGCGAACCCCGGCAGAAATGTGAAGATATACATCAAAGATAGACGTAGCGGAAAGTTGTTAGGTTTGGCATCCTTGGCATCGGATGTGACATCATTGAAAGTGCGGGATGAGTATATCGGGTGGACTAAGGAGGATAAATTCAAACGGGGTAAGTTGAACTACACGACTATTGCATCTACGATTGTGTGTACTCAACCACTGGGGTATAACTTTTTAGGTGGCAAACTCACAGCGATGATGATTACTACTCCATCGGTTCGTGACTATTGGAAAGAACGTTATGGTCAGACTTTGGTGACATTGGGAACAACTTCTCTGTATGGTATCCATTCACAATACAACGGGATACCACATTTCAAGACATTGGGAGAATCTGCTGGTAAGATTTCTATTAAACCCGACGATGAGTTCTATGAACCTTGGCACCAGTGGGTCAAACAGAATAGGTCTGATTGGTATGAAAAGGAAATCAATGTTGATAAGATTAACGGGCCGGTTAGTGGTATTAAACAGAAAATTTTATCACGTATTTTCAAGGAGTGTGGTATCAAGCAGTCTGATTACCATCATGGTTTTAAACGTGGGGTATATCTTGCAATGATGTATGAGAACGGTTCGGAATTTTTACGGTCTGAAATTGAGGAATCCGAACTCGTTATAAAGAAGAAATTCGCTGACGGGGTCGATTACATTAATAATTGGTGGAAACCGAAGGCTATCAAACGTTATACTAAACTATACGATGAGGGTAGACTAAAACCCGAAGACCTATTTTACATAGACGGAATAGGGAAGGATTGGGAAACTTTCAAACAAGAACGATTATCAGAAGTTGGTAGATAAACAAAATAAAATTATGGAAGAGAGAAAAAATTCGTTGTGGGTAGAATCATATAGACCTACCACTTTGAGTGACTATGTTGGAAACGACCAAATCAAACGTGCAGTTGAAATGTATTTGGAAAGTGGGGATGTACCACACCTTCTGTTATACGGAAAGGCGGGTACAGGTAAAACAACACTTGCGAAGATTATAATCAATAGTATTGATTGTGATTATATGATAATCAACGCAAGTGATGAGAACAATGTGGATACGGTCAGGAACAAAGTCAGGGGGTTTGCTTCATCAGGCGGATTCAAACCATTCAAGATTGTGGTATTGGATGAGTTCGACTATATGACTCCCAACGCTCAGGCGATTCTCAGGAATCTCATGGAGACCTTCTCAAATCACTGTCGTTTCATTCTGACCTGTAACTATGTTGAGAAGGTTATTGAACCGATTCAGTCACGATGTCAGACATTCCAAGTTGTACCACCCACCAAGAAAGACGTAGCGGTCAGGGTGTCTAATATACTGAAATCCGAGGGGGTTTCATTTGAACCTAAGTCTATTGTGAGTGTTGTGGATTCATCGTATCCCGATATTCGCAAGATTATTAATACGTGTCAGTTGAACTCTATTGGGGGAGAACTGAAGTTGGATAGTGATACTATCATCAGTAATGATTACAAGTCACGGGTTTTGGAAATACTGAAGTCTAAGAAATCCAAGACTGCGATGATGAAAGAGGTACGAACCGTGATTATTGACAGCCGAGTTACAGATTTTACTGATTTATTCACACTACTGTATGAACGTGTTGATGAGTATGCAGGCGATAACTTCGCAACGGTCATTTTATCGTTATCGGAGGGACAGTTCAAGCATTTTCATGCTATTGACAAGGAAATACCTACAACCGCGACTCTTTTTGACATTATAAACCAACTGTAAGATGGCAAAGTCGTTATTTGACCACCTAAAGCAGGTTACAGAGGTTCAGAATCCAAAATATTGGGAAACCTTGGATGAATCTGATAAAAAGTCGTGGAGTAACTATATGGTACTCAGATTTTTGAGTATGAACTCGGATTGGGTGGACTTGGTCTCCGCCCTACAACGATATGTGCAGGAATTACCACCAAGAGCGATGTATCTGATGTTAATTGGTATAATTCCGAAGGGGAGGGTGTATTTACGATACATAAAACCCAAATCCCAAGATAAATACGAAAAGTGGTTAATTGAATTGGTATCAAAATATTATTCTGTACCTAAGATACAGGCGGAAGAATATTTGGAAATATTATACCAAACCGAACAGGGTAAACTTCACATTTTGGATATATGTGGTGCATTTGGTACTGACCCGAAATTGGTGAAGAAACTGAAATTCAAATTTAGGGAGCAGTTATTGATTGACATCATCAAAGGTGATGAACGATTGGGATTATATACAAAATAATATTTTTTAACAAAACGGGTTTTTTATGAAACTATTTAACACAGTTATGTTTGCCATCCTATTCCTGTTCGGGACAAACATACATTCACAAGTAACGGGTACGGTTTACGACCTTGAACAGGAAACACCATTGGTCGGAGCGACCGTGATGGTTATGGATAGTATCGCCTACGGTGCGGTTACCAATGCGGAGGGGGTATTCTATATTGAGAATGTTTCGGAGGGTGACACGTTGGTATTCTCTTATGTAGGATATACAACACAGTATCTCGCCGCACAGACTCAGATGTTTGTATCACTCACACCGAGACCAAATTCCCTGAATGAGGTTGTGGTACTTTCAGGAGTGATTGACCTCGCGGTCGAACGTAAGACTCCTGTCGCACTCTCAACGATTTCCGCAGAGGAGATTCAGTTGGAGGTTGGAAACATGGAGTTTCCTGAGATTATGAACAAAACACCTGGCGTATACGCCACGAAACAGGGAGGTGGATATGGTGATTCACGTATCTCTCTTCGTGGTTTTGACCAACGCAATACCGCATTCCTTATCAACGGTCAACCCGTAAATGATATGGAGAATGGTTGGGTGTATTGGTCGAATTGGCAGGGATTGAGTGATGTCGCATCGGGTATTCAGATTCAACGTGGATTGGGTGCCACACGACTCGCAGTTCCATCCGTCGGTGGTACGGTATCAATCTTTACGAAGGCGGCAGAGAAGGAACAGGGTGGTTCTATCATGCAAATGATAGGTAACGATGGGTATACCAAAACGGGAGTATCTTACAACACAGGTAAGGGAGATAACGGTTGGGCAGCATCGTTTCTGTTATCACGTTGGGCAGGTAATGGATATGTATACAACACTTCGGGTGAAGGATGGACATATTTTGCTGCACTTGGATATGAACCTGAAGGTTCTGACCACAAACTCAATCTATCTGTACTTGGAGCAGGTCAATGGCATCATCAACGGGATGCATGGGTATCAATTCGGGATTACGAAAACTTTGGGGAGACCGGAATTGACCAACGGTGGAACACAAACGGTGGTACGTTGAATGGAGAGGAGTTTAACATGAGACGAAACTTCTACAACAAACCACTCGCCACATTGAATTGGGATTGGGAAATCTCCGACCAACTCACCCTGAACACATCGTTGTATGGTTCTGCTGGTCGTGGTGGTGGAACAGGCCCGAGGGGTAACAACTTCCGCGCCGCCGAGTCGGACATTCTTCCATTCAACAAAGACCTCACAGAACACTACCTTGAGAATGGTCGTGGTTCTCGGAATCCTGACGGTACTATCAACTACGACGCACTTGTTGCGTTCAACCAATCCTCAACATCTCCGTATACGGGGTTGATTGGAGGACATGATGGTCAGTTGATTGGTTCTAACGGTTTCCGTGAGGATGGTGTGAATCGTGTGGTATTGGTACGACGTGCGTCAATGAATTCACACAACTGGGTTGGTGCTATCTCAAATCTACAAGGTGAGTTCGGTGACTTCACCGCATCTATCGGGGTAGACCTCCGTAGGTATGTAGGATACCACTATCGTGCCTTGGAGAATCTGATGGGACTTGATGGATACTATTCCACAGGTAATCGGAACTCCGCAGGTCAGATTATTGAGACCACTATCACCGCGTCACCGTTTCAGA